GCCATTGCCGCGAACGATTGGGAAGCTCCGCCGCATCCACAAGCAAGGCTCCTTTCGTCACGTCAATGCGCTCAACTCTCCACTGCTTGCCGCGTGGCGACTGCCACACGTCTCCGACGCGGAACCGGTCGGGGATGGGGTGGGTCATCGGTTGGCCTCCCACTCAAGATCGGCGGCAGATCCGCAATTGCCCACGCTGCGCAGCCATCTGGCCACGGCGCGGATTGCGGCGCGAGCCTCCACTTCTGTGCCCTCGCCCATGGCATCCAGCACCTCCTCCACCAGCCCCGCCTCCGCCGCCGGGGCCTGGTTGGGCTCTGGGGTAAGGTCCGCCATCGGCTCACGGATCGCCCGGCGCAGGGTGTCGCATATCTGGGGGATAACTCCAAGCCTGCGCAGGCCGTCCACGTGGCCCAAGGCACCGCTGTGCAGGGTCTGAGGCGCGTCGGGCTCGGGGGTGGGGTGGGTCATAGGTTGGCCTCCTGCTCCAGCAGCTCGGCGGCGGTGGGGCAGCCCTTGCTGCGCAGCCATCTGGCCACTGTGGAAAGGACGCGATAGGGAGCCGCGTCGTCCAATCCAATGCACACCAGTGCCGCTATCAGCCATCCATCCGCCGGGGACGGGATGGGCTCGGGCTCAGCGGCTGCCTGCTGCGACACCATCGGCTCACGGATTGCCCGGCGCAGGGTGTCCAGGATTTCGGGAAGCACGTGGAAGGACCGACCCAAGCTGTCCACCCTGTCCAGCGCAATGTCGTGCAGGTTCGGCTCGGGCCCTAGGGTGGCCTTTGCTATGAGCCAATCCGCAATGCACGAAGCCCACCACCACGGATCACCTATCACCGTGCCTTCTGGCATTTGCCGCTTAAGCCAGTCGGCGAAGTCGGGATACCAGTCCCGTGGCAGCTCCAGCGCGGTCATGGCGGGATCTGACTGAGCTGCCGAGGATTCCTCGGTAGCTGCCTGCTGCTCGGCGCGGCCGTCCGCAAGGCCCTGCTCATAGCCGTAGGCGAACAGGGCTCGGTTGCCTTCCTCGGGTGTGAGCACAAGGGGGTTGCAGACTGCAAGCAGCTTCTCATCCGACGGCATCACCGCAACCGGGGCAGCGGCAGGGGATACATCGGGCTCCGGCGCATCAGCGGTCACCAGCTGTCCAGGCACGAACTGCCTCAGCTGCTTCTCCAGCGCCGCCACGCGGTCGCGGAGTTCGCGGATGGTGCTGGCATAAACATGACGAACAGGTTTCCTTTCAGACCAGTCAACAACTTCTTCCCAATCTTCATCTAAAGCCTTGAACTGTTCCATGGTGTCGTTGGGGTTAGGGGATTGCTTGCGGTTAGAGATCAGTTGGTGATGTTTACGCGGACTCTGCGGAGTACCACGGTTGTCCGGGTACGACTAGCGTGAAGTGTTGGAAACTGTAATCGTCGAAGAAAGAAGGTTTAGCGCGAGGACGGCGCGGGATCCACACATCCCCGGCTTCGTCGGCATCTCGGTCGGTGGGGAGACGGTGGGTGATCCATTCGGGCATGGTTTTTGTGGCGAGTGGGTGGCGGTGTTTGTGATAAAGGCCGGGATGGGCTCCCGGCGGGCCAGGTGTTAGCGAATGATCTTGTAGATCACCGCGGATCCGATAACGACGGGCCACGCCAGCCCGGCGATGACAAGTCCGATTCGTTCAATAGTGCCAGTGGGTGGCACCTTCCTCTCGGCTGCGAGCATCGTGCAGGCCGCCATGTATCCGTAGAGCGGACCGGCGAGCATGGCCAGCGTGTGTGTCATGGGATCCACCCCATGACGGCACCAACTGGGGCCATGGGGATGCCCACGACACGCACGACCAGCTCTCCGTCGATGTTGTGAAAGTCGCTGCGGGTTACGACGATGACGTTGCGGACCCAGCCGACAGCGCTGCCGGCGGCGATGGTCACGGCAAGAAATAGGGCGAGGCCCGCGCCGAGGAGAGCGGCGGTGTCGTCGGAGTTGTTGTAGTTACCCATTGTGGTAGAGGCGGAGGATTTGGTGACTGCGAAGCTCAGCCTTCGGGCTTGAAGGGGTTGCCGCCGGTGAGGAGGCGGGAGAGGTCGAAGCCGGCCGACTTGGCTTCTTCCCACGCGGCAGCGATTGTGACATCGCTGCCTTTCTTGCGGGGGGCGGGGCGAAGTTTGTACTCGGTGGTTAGACCGCTGCCCTTCTTGGAGAGGGTGAAGTCCCACTCGGTCAAGTTGGCGTAGTCCTCCTCTTGGGAGATCGCGTCAAGCTCGCGCAGGATCGACTTCTGGGAAACGGAGAGGACCTGGACGTTGCCGGCCTCGTACGACCAGATGGGGGCGGCGATACAGAACTTCACATCCGCGGTGCCAGGGCCACCGCGGCCTTCGCGGGGGGTGAAGTCGCCGAGTTCGGCAAGGACATCCTCGAAGGTGGGTTCGTAGTCGAAGCGGAAGGGCTTGGACTTGTTGGAGGCGTCGGTGCCCCAGGTCTCATAGAACTCAAGGGGCTCGTCGCTCAGGAGGGCGAAGCGGATGGAGCCGCCGTCTTGGAGCTTGGAGGGCGAGAAGTAGTTGCCGCCCGCGGTGGCGTTGACGGCATCGGAGGCGGTTTTGCTGAGGAATCCCATGTGTGGTTGGTTGGGGGAGGACGGCGGGAGTGCCATCGAGTGAGAGTGTAGCAGCTCGGAAGCCGCGGGGGGTAGTCTGGAAAAACGCCCCAGGCGGTTAGGCTCTGGGGCGGAAACCGAACATTCCACTAGGAGTCTAACAGATGGATCTGCTGTCGTTTGTCAGGGCGCTGCCGGAGGGCTACGCCTATGCGCCGATCTACGCCGATGGGGCGGTGATGCCGGGCGATGGGAAGCCGAGCCGCGGCAAGTCGCCCCACGGCAGGGCGCGGCACCAGGTCATGGACCCTGCCGATGTGGCGCTGCAGATCGAGCGGCGGCCCGAGGTGTTCCAAGCGGTGGGCGTGTTCACGGGGCCGCGGAGCCAGGGGCTGGTGATCCTGGATGTGGATGCCAACCTCGCTCGACTCAGGAAGAAGTGGGGGGCGACGCTGGAGGGGGCGCCTTGTGTCACCAGCACCAAGGCCAACGCGGCCAAGTTCCTGTTCCTCGTGCCCGAGAAGCACTGGCGGGAGGTGAAGGGGCTGAGCCTGGCGGCCACGGGAGCGGGCTACGAGGTCCTGTGGGGCCGCCAGGGGCTGCTGTACGGCGCCTACCCGGGGTCGAGCGATGGGAAGGCCCCTGTGGGGGCGTACACGCTGTCTGGGGATTTGCGTTCCATCCCGGAGGCGCCAGGTTGGCTGCTGGCGGAGATGCGGGAGTCTGCGGCGGCGTCCGACTCGGTAGATGGCAGGGGATTCTTAAAAAATCGTAAAGCCTTGGATGTCTCAGATAGGACTGAGGATGAGATTGCCGAGATTGCGCAGGATTGCCTGCGGGTGATTCCGCAGCAGGGGGCGGGGAGCCGGGACCACTGGTTGCAGGTGGGCATGGCGATCCACTCGGCGTTGCCGGGGGAGCTGGGGCTGACGCTGTGGAGTGCGTGGAGTGCGGAGGACCCGGAGTATTCGGCCGAGTGGGCGGACGGGAATCCGTGTGAGAAGCCTTGGGGGTCGTTCAAGCAGGGTGGGGGGATTGGGTTTGCCACCCTCGTCTGGTTGGCGGATCAGCAGGATCCGTTGAGGCGGCGATTTTCGGACGCCAGCAGGGGAGTTCTTGAGGCGGCGGAAGCTCGCCAGGTTCAGGAGGTGAGACAGGCAACGCTGTCGTTCGAGGAGGCGATGACTCGGATGAAGGCGGTGATGGAGCTGGAGGATCCGGGGAAGCGGAACTTCGAGCTAAATCAGTTGGCGCTGCAGGCCGGGTATCGGGATCAGAGCCGGCTGGAGCAGGTGTATGTCGATCACGTCGGATTTGTGGAAAATCCAGGGGAGCTGACGGCGGACAAATTGCGCGACTTCGTGGTTGAGCGGGAGTACCTGATCCCTGATTTGCTACCCACTCCGGGGGTGGTACTGATGTACGGCTCGGGGGGTGACGGCAAGTCGATGAGCGCTTGGACGCTGGGGCGGCATGTGCTGGAGGGGTTGCCGTTCATGGTTCGGGGGAGGCCGGTGCCGGTGCAGCAGGGCGACGTGGTGATCCTGAACGGGGACCAGCCGCTGAGCGACCTGCAGGAGCAGTTGCAGGAGGCGGAGTTTCCCCTCGATGAGCGCACGCTGATCCGGGGGGAGTGGTCGCTCCACTACTACGCCCAGTTCATGGAGCTGATGAAGCGGCGGCGGCCCAAGCTGGTGATCATCGACTCGTTGATCGGGTGCGCGGGTGGTAAGGCGTTCGACGAGAACAAGAGCGAGTTCGCGCAGCCGCTGTATTGGCTCACCCGGAACAACGGGGTGCTGTACCCGGCCACGACGATCGTGGTGATCCACCACGCGAACAAGCAGGGGGGTTTCCGGGGCACCAGCGCCATCCGGGATGCCGTCAATGAGGTCTGGGCCCTGAAGAAGCCCGAAGGGGCCTTGCTGGCGGAGGTAGGGCCCGCTGCGAGGGTCATAACCATCGAGAAGTCCCGGTGCGGTCGTGGGGGCACACAGCTGCTGATGCGGATGGAGGACGACCTGTCCTTCTCGATCCGGGACTTCACGCCGGAGGTCAACCCGGATGACAGCACTCCGGCGAGCCACTCGGATCGGGTGCTGCAGCGGTTGAGGACGGTGTTCCCGCGGACGCTGCGGCAGGCGGATCTCAATAGCGACCCACTCGTTGGGGGGCGGGTGGCTGCTACGAAGAAGGCGATTCAGCGTTTGGTGAAGAGGGGGTTAATAGAGGCGGTGGAAAGCGTGCCGGGGCCGAGGGGATCCACCGTGATCCACTACAGGGCGGTTTTGGTTCATCCTGATACCTCCACTACGCGCGCACGCGGAGAGGTTAAAAATGTGTCCCCCAGTGGGCACTTCCCTTGCGCTGCAGTCGATCGACCGGGGGACACCCCCCCTGTGGAAAAACAAAGTGTCCCCCGGTCAGGGGGTGGTTCCGGCGAGGGTGGCGCGACCGGGGGACACCTACCCGAAAAAGGCACCCCCTGTCCCCCGGTCAAAGGCAGTGATACCAAGGGATCTGCCACCGGGGGACACTCTGGGGAATATCCCCCCGCGTGCGCGCACGAGGCGGATGGCTCCGCAGAGGGTGGAGCGGTGTCTGCGGAGGCTCTAACCAACGCCGCCAACCTCTGGGAGTAAGCCATGACGCAATCCAAGTCGCGTGAGTCTCACCGCAGGCCGATGGTGAGGTTTGTCCAGGGGGAGGTGGGGCCGGAGGTGCTGGCGGTGCTGCGCCTGACGTGGTTCCACGAGGGCCTGGCCGATACCGTCGAGGAGTTCGCGGTCTCGGACTTTGAGGGCGGCCCAACGGTCGTCCTCATGGCCATCGAGCAGGCCGAGGAGCAGGGGTACGACCTCACGGTGCTCTCGGAGTGCGATTGTTACGAAGTGTGACGTGTAGGTGGTTCGGCCTGTGGTAGTCCGCTTAGTGTTGGCGCGGGCCTGACCGGCCACATTCGCTAATTACCCAATGAATCAACCACGTTGCCTAACCGAACCCGTACCCGTTGCCGTAGCCCCCAATGACAAGTTGTTTGCGTGGTTACTGGCGATTGAGCACGGCTGCACGGTGCTGAATAGAGAGATTGCCGAGTGCCGGAGGCTCGGCATTTCCCCGCACCATCACAAGATGATGCTGGAGGGGATGCAGGACATTCAGATGTTCTTGAGTATGTCGTACTACGAATACAGCGATTGGCTTGGAATGGATAGCCCAGCCATCGAGCTGTATCGGCAGTACAAGCGGAACTGCGAGGAGCGGCTTGTCCTTGTGCGCAGTCTCGCAGATGAGGCAAAGGTGCACGAGGACGCCGCAGCTGCGGCACCCGAGGGAGGTGTTGCGTGAGCGTGGTTCTTGAGATCCGTGATGTGAAGTGTGATGGCGACTTTCTTGTGGTTGATGCTGTCCTGGAGGACGCGGTGTTGCTCAGGCCGGCGACCGACTTGGACCCGCCGGAGTATGGGCCTGCCCTGTGCCGAGGCACCCTGTACGTTTCTGATGACACGAGAATCGGGCCGACAGATAGGGAGCTAATGGATATGCTGGGGCGCGAGATTGACGACTGGAAACTTATTACCAAGGACTGACAATGAAAACCTACTTTGGGGTCCAGCACCTACCCACGCTGGAGAATGCCGATGTTGTGGCGTTCGACTGTGAGACCACGGGGCTCAAGCCTGTGGCCGGGGGAATGCGCCTTCTGCAATTTGCCGCGGATGGCGAGTTTCCGGTGGTGATCGACTGCTGGGAGCTGGAGGACAGCGGCTGGGACGCCGTGGGTCGGTTCCTCGGGCAGCGGCGCCGCTGGGTGGCGCACAATGCTGTGTTCGACTTGGGGTGGCTGCAGGCGCACGACCTTTACCCGGAGGGGGAGGTGTTCTGCACGATGCTGGCCAGCCGGGTGCTCACCAACGGGATGCCCAATGTCCGGCATGGCCTCCAGCACCTCGTTTCGCGCTACCTGAAGCGCGAGCTGAGCAAGGAGGAGCAGAAGTCGGACTGGCGTGTGGAGCTGCGGCCCGAGCAGCTCCAGTACGCGGCGCTGGACGTGATGGTGCTGGTGGAGCTATGGCCGCTGCTGCTGGAACGGCTGCAGTTTGGGGCCCTGATGGGGGCCTGGGCGCTGGAGTGCAAGGCGCTGCCGGCGATGGCGCAGTTGTGGAGGACGGGGCTGCCGTTCGACCGCGAGAAGCTGCTGGCGCTGCGGGATGAGCTGGGGGCCGACAACGTTCGACTTGGGGAGGAGTTCATCGTGGCGCTGGATGCCGCGCTGCCCGAGGAGAAGAAGTTACCGCGGGATCCTGATGGGTCGTTGAACCTGCGGCCGAAGGCGACGGGGACGGTGCGTGGTGGGGACAAGCGGCCGGCGGGGTTCAACCTCAACTCGCCGAAGCAGCTCCTCGATGTGTTCACCGCGCTGCTGGGTCAGGTGCCAAAGGATGCTGACGGGAAGGCCAGCGCCAGCAGGGCGGCGCTGCGGGAGTACGTGGCGGACCATCCGGTGGTAGCGCAGTACCTGGCGTGGAAGCGGGTGGAGAAGCGGCGGCAGATGGTTGAGTCTCTTTTGTCTCACCATGAGATTGACGGGTTCATTCGGGCCAGCTACTGGCAGATGGGTGCGGACACGGGGAGGATGAGCTGCTTCAACCCCAATCTGCAGCAGGTGCCGCGGGATCCGCGGTTCCGGGCCTGTGTGGTGGCGCCGGAGGGGCACGTGTTCGTGGTGGCGGACTACGCCCAGATGGAGCTGCGTCTGGCCGCCGCGGAGTCCGGCGATGTTCGAATGGTGAGCGCCTTCCAAGCCGGGCAGGACCTGCACACGATCACGGCCATGGAGATCTACGAGCTTGACGACGAGTCAGAGGTCAAGAAGGAGCAGCGGCAGATTGCCAAGAGTGCGAACTTCGGCCTGCTCTACGGCAGCGGGGCGAAGGGGTTGCGGTCGTACGCGGGGACCAACGGGATTCAGATGACGCTCGACGAGGCCAGCGCGATTCGGGACAAGTTCCACGCGGCCTATGCGGGGATCTCGAAGTGGCAGCGCAACAACGCCGCGGCGGCGCAGAACTCGGGGAAGGATGCGTCAATTCGCATCAGGGTGTCGAACCTGCGGCGGTTCCTGCCGGGGGAGCACAACAAGCTCACCACGCGATGCAACACCCCGATCCAGGGGGCCGGTGCGGCGGTGATGAAGCTGACGCTCGGGAAGCTGTGGCCGCTGCTCAGGGAGGCGGGAGAGGCGGAGGTGCGGCTGGCGGGGGCGATCCACGACGAGTTGATCCTGCTGGTGCGCGAGGATGCGGCGGAGCGCTGGGCGGTAACGCTGGCCCAGGTGATGGAGGAGGCGGAAAGCCGGTGGCTCGGTGACGTGCCACCGCTGGCTGAGGCCAAGGTGGGCCGCACGTGGAGCGAGGCCAAGTAGCGCCGCTACACTGTCATACAACTGCCTGCCTGTGGAGTGTCGGAGCCTGAAAGCAAGCCGGCGCTCACAGGCAGGCAGATTGTGATGGTGCGGCTTGGGAAGGCCGTGTCGCGTGCCACCGCGGGAGAGATCCTGCGGGCTGCGGCGTTTCTGGAGTTCGCGTACGACTGCAGAAAGGGGTGTCAGGACAAGCGGCGGCAGTCGAGAGCGCGGCGCAACGGTTCTTGATTGTTTGGAGTGGTACTGTAGACTGACATTTTCTGTGTGACACAATGGCGGTGCGCCAGGGCTGCAAGTTCTACGCTCAGGTGCTGCTGGACCCGCACAGGTACGAGCTGCTGGAGCGGGAGGCGCAGGCCAAGAACATGAAGGTGACGGCGCTGATCCGGCAGATGGTCTACGAACGACTACAGCAGGATCTGCCGGCGTCGGACTACCGGGCTGCCGAGGCGGCGGATGGGGCGTTGTGGGCTGAGGCGGTGCGGCGCCGCGTGCAGGGGCGCCAGCGCACGAAGCAGCAGAGTGTGTAGTTTTGTGACTAGGGCGCAGGCGGCGGTACTACCCTGCTAGTGTAAGCGGGTTGTTCACACAGCCCATGGACCATCCCGACACAGAGACCGTCACAAGGTACGGTGTAGCGATTCAAGATAGAGTAGATGGTACGCCTAGATACTTGACAGGGTTCAGACCCGATAGTAGCTGTGGGTGGGGAGCCGTATTTACCTCGGTTTGTGAAGACGCCTGCACGTGGGGATCTGAGGCCAAAGCAAAGGCGGCGGTTGCATCCCTAAAAGAAAGCGTCGGGTTTTACGGTACTACGATTAACGTAGTTCCTATTGAGGAGCCTACCTGCAATGACTGAAACGCGCTACGGGGTATCCGCGCACGTAGACGGCACCACTGTATATGTAACCGGCTTTATACCAAACAAATCCGGTGATTTGGACGCTATGTTCACCGATGTAGCCGAAGACGCTTGCACATGGAAGCCGGAGAGCACCGCACAGCTTGTGGTTGCAGCATTAACAAAAAGTATGCAAAAGCATGGTTGGCAGGTTAATGTGTATCCCGTAGAGGAGCCTACCTACAATGACTGACACAAAAACAGTCACGCGATATGGCGTGCGGTTTTACTTTCCAGGTATAGATGTACCCTACGTCTACTACGTTGGAAGGGGTAACGACACTATTATCACGACGCTCAAACCGGAAGATGTTAGCACATGGTCCGATCTTAACGATGCTTATGCCATAGCAAAGGCCATTAAGCCCTCACACATGCCGGAAGGCTGCGAAGGTGTTTCTGTGTTCATTGTGGAGGAGCCTACCTACAATGACTGAGACACGGAACACACCGATGGATCCGCTGTTTCGGGTGGATCTTATTACGGCTACGCCGAATCCGCAGCAGTGCATTTATGCGGCTATGCACCAAGATTACAGCGAGGGTTATGTCTACGACGATCGGGCAAACTGGCCTGATGAGACCCGCGCTGGGGAGATTTGTGTGCAGCGGTTGCTGGCTGGGGATAGGGGGCACTACGGGCCGCTGGAGCACCCACAGATCACACTGAACGTTGGGTGGTTCCCTCATTCGGTGATGCAACAGGCGCGGACGCACCGTGTCGGTTTGAGCTTCGATGTGCAGTCGATGCGCTACACGGGAGAGCGCATCTTAAAAGCCGGTACTGATTACGCCTACATAGAAGAGGTATTCTATCTACGCCCGGCTGGAGACTACACTGCTCGGGACGGTAAGAGGTACACCTATACGGAAAACCAGCGCTGCGAAGACAAGGTGTTCTTTTGTGCGCCCGCAGCCCAACGGTACCACGATCTCATCCGCGCAGGGTTTGCAGAGGAGCACGCCCGCGGTATCCTCCCGTTCGACTTCAGGCAGCACTTTGTAATTAGCTTCAGCCTTAGGGCCATGCTGCATTTTTTGGATCTGAGGGCTAAGGCGGATGCGCAGCTGGAAATCCGGCAGCTCTGCGATTTGATGTGGCCGCATCTTGAGACGTGGGCGCCGGAGATTGCGGCTTGGTATAAGAAGACCCGACTCACTCGCGCACGACTCGCACCATGAAGACTCGGACAACCGGCGAAAGCACGTCGCACGCCTACCTCAACGAGATCGGGCGGGTGCCGCTGCTGACTCCCGATCAGGAGATCGACCTCGGGAGGAAGGTGCGCAGAGCACAGGAACTCAAGGCGATGGAGCGGGAACTGACGCAGCAGGAGCGGCGGGAGGTGGCGCTTGGGGAGCGGGCGGAGCGCAAGTTTGTGCGCAGCAATCTGCGGCTCGTGGTGTCCTGCGCCAAGCGCTACAGCCGCGTCACCAAGAGCATGGACCTGATGGATCTGGTGCAGGAGGGCAACATCGGCCTCATCACGGCGGTCCACCGCTACGACCCATCGATGGGGTATAAGTTCTCGACCTATGCCTATTGGTGGATCCGACAGGGCATCACACGCGCCATCATCAAGAAGGATCGATCGGTGCATATGCCCGGGAAGATCGGAGATATGGCGGCGAACTGGGGCGCTAGAACGCAGCGGTTGCGGATGGAGCTGGGCAGGGCGCCCACCACCGACGAGATCGCGGAGGAGTTCGGTGTGACTCCGCAGGATGTGTTGCTCTACTTGGAGCGGGGACAGCCGCCGGTGTCGCTCGACTTGGTTGTGCGGGAGGGCGATGGGACCTCCATCGTCAACACGCTCACGGATGACGTGGAGGGCGAGGGGCCGCTCGACAACATGGTTCAGGAGGAGAGAATTGGCCTGATCATGCAGGCAGTGGTGAGATTGCCTGAGCGCGATCGGGACATCGTGAACAGGAGGCTAGGGCTTGACGGGTACACGGCGCAGAATTGGTCGGATATTGGGAAGGCCCATGGCGTCAGCCGGCAGCGGGTTTTGCAGGTCTACACGAAGGCTACGAATCGACTACGGCTTTACATGAGTCGCATAGAGCAGGAGTACGATCGTGCAGAGCTGCCAACGCTTCCAACTGGGTGATGTGGGCAATGGCTTGATTGAGTAGAGTTTTGTAGTGCATGTTTTGGCGCATGAGATCGGCGGCGATGGATAGCACCTTGTCGCATTCGGCAGGTCCTTCTGCTTGCAGCACCCGCAGGCTGTATTCCAGTTGGGCCTGAGCCGCCAAGGATGGGCGCGGGATCATCCAATCGGCCTGTGCCATGGGGCGGAAGCGCTGAACAGTGAGAGTCTAGCGCTTGGCGACGATTGCCCAGCCGCTGCCGCGGCCCTCGACCATCCAGCGGCGGCCGAAGTTCTCGCGGCTGTAGCGACAGAAACGGGCAGGGCGATCGATTGTTGCTCCGGTTACGAGGTCGGCCTCGCCGAGTGGATCGTGGACGATGACGTGGGTTGGGGTGTAGCCCACGATGGTGAGCCAGTGGCCGCCGCCCGCGGGAGCGGATACGGGGCCGCGATGGAGGTAGCCGCAGGGCACAGGGATGCCGGCATCGATCAGGCGCTCCACCAGAGCGAAGTCGGCGTTCTGGATGTACTCAGCGGAGAGGCCGTACGACGCGAGGGCGCGGGTTTGGGCCAAGGGGCTCGTGGTGTCGCCGAAGCTGCGGACCCGGGCGAGGTACTGATCGTCGCCGTTGGGGCCCGTGAGGAGGTCAGGTTTCAAAAATGCGAGCAGCATGGCGCACGAGCTGGAGAAGCACATGCGGCGGCCCTGATCGGTCTTGCTGTCGAGCTGCGCGAAGTAGGGAACTGGCAGCGGGTTGGTGCGGCCTGTGTTGCCGACAAAGAGAGCCACCTCCGCGGCGCGGCGGCGGACCATCCCGACCATGACGATGCCGTCCGCCTTGTTCCACCGCGGCAGCTCCTGCGGGATGACGGTGACGTACGACTCGCCCGCGAGGATGCGGCGGCGCAACATGCTGGTGTCCACCGCGGCGAGGCCCACGTCGAAGGCCCAGGAAATCAGGGCGGCCTGCTGCCTGCCGCCGAGCTTGTTGGCGCCGGGGAGGAGGCGGTGGATGCCCTCGGCGAAGTAGGTGAGGTCTTGATCGAGGAGGGTGTCGGCCTGGGCTTGGGTGATGGCGACGCCTTCGCGGACATCGAGGCCGGTGTGGCCCCACCCCAGGGTCCAAGCGTTGGCGGGGTCGAGGGAAGCCCGTAGGTGGCACGCCTCGAACTCCTTGACGATGGCGCGGGCAGGGGCCATCCAGATGGGGGTGGCGGCGGCTGCGGGGCTGCCGGTGGAGCGCCAGTCGTCGGTGAAGGTCTGGCGCTGGGTTGCGGTCAGATCGCGGTCGAGGGCCTCGAAAGCGGCGAGCTGGTGCGGGAGCAGATGGCCTTGGCGGATGGCGTGCTCTACGGCGGTGCGGACGGAGGCGTAGGTCATCGGCTCAGCGCTTGGCCATGGGTAGCACGATCCCGGCGAGGATTTCGAGGGCTCGGTAGAGCTTGGGCAGGGCAGCTCCGATTGCGCCCACGGCCCGGTCGTCCTTTGGGGTAGGGGTAAGGTTGACGACCAGCAAGGCCACGGCATGGGCCGCGATAACGACCTCGAAGACCTGCCGCCAGTTGTCGATCAAGTAGCTCACGACTGGCATGACTATTCTGATAGGCGTGTACGAGGTCATGCTACAGCCGCGGGACTCAGCGGTCGCCGTCGGGGGCGCGGCGTTCCACGTATCGGAGGCGCTGCTCGTGGTCGCTCAGCATCTCCTGGATGCCGCTGAGGATCGTGGTGGTGCGGGCCTCGAACTTGCCCAGGCCGTTGGCGATCTTCCAGAGGGCGGCGACGCCTGCGCCGCTGAGCCCGATCGCGGCAATCCCGGCGGCGAGTAGCTCAGGTCCCACAAGCACGGAAGCGGTCTTCTGACCTAGTTTTCCTGTGGCCGGTGGTTAGACGAAGACCCCGACCTCGAACACGTCGGGGACGTAGACGCCCTCGCCCGCCGGGACTTCGACAGGCGGCGGAGGACTCGGGATGACGAGGCGGGTTTGGCTGATGGGGCCGGTGCCACGCGGGACCGGAACGGTGTCGAGGCGGCTACCGGCGTAGGCGTAGATCAGCTTGGCGGCGGCGACTTCGACCTCGACGTAGGTGCTCCACACCACGAGGAAGATGATCCACCGCTTGAGAGTGCCGGCCTCGGAGTATTGCAGGATTGGGGTGAGGTCGGGGTCGCGGATGATGACGACCTCTAGGCCCTCGGCGGTGGTTCCGGCGGGGAGGGCCTCGCCATCGGCGCGGACGGAGATGGCTGGGGTGGTCTCGCCGTTGGGCAGGGTGTAGACGCCCAGCTCGTCGGCGAGGAGGTCTTCTATCTCGGCGCGGAGCTGCAGGATGTTCACCGCACCACTGCAGGGGGCCTGTGCCTAGTTTTCCCGGGTCTGCAGGAGGAGGCCGGCCTCCAGCCACGCGAAGGTGCGGCGGTCAGGGAGGACGACCGTGTAAGTGGAGAGGGGGCGATCCACGTCACGGAGGCGGATGGGGCCGTGAAGGTGGTCACCGACTGCCACGAGGCCGCCGCGGATGTTGGGACCTTCCCACTCGGGGCAGAGGACCCAAACCTGTTTGTCGTCGGAGTGGAGAGCGCGGATGTGGGGTGGGCGGGCGGTCTCGTCGGCGCTGGCGAGTATCTGATCCCATGCGGCCAGCAGGATGGGGGAGTCCTTGTGCTCGGCGCGGAGGGCGAGGGCGGTGGCGGCAACGGGACCGGGTAGGAGGGTGTCGTCGGTCTCGCTGCGGCGGAAGATGACAAACTCGGCAGTCGTGAACGCCTTGGGGCGGGACTTGGTGTCGCGGTTGATGTTGGCGGTTAGGGCTTGGAGGGCGGCGATGGGCAGCTCGTGGAGGTGCGCCTGATCGTGCTGGATGCGCTGGAGATGGCGCCAAGCAGCGAGGACGACGCCGCGAAGCTCGTCCTCAAAGGTGGTGCGGTGGAACTGGCCTGGGAAGCCGTGGGCTAGGTCCCAGAAGATTTCGTCCCACGGCGTTTGGGGGTTTCCGCGCTGTCCTGCGGCGGCTTTTTTAGCTCGTCCTCAGAGGGGCGGGAGGCGGGCATGTTCTCGGCGGCCTGCTCCGCGGCGGCGAACTCCAGGATTCCTCGGAAGATCGCTCCATCGAGGCCGAGAGTGTCAGCGTGGGACCAGTCGGGGCGGTTGCAGCGGGTCTGGATGAGCGTGGTGACGGTGGCCTCGTCGGGGAGGTCGTTGCTGCTCTGAAGGAGGTTGGCGATTTTGGCGATTTCGGCGGCGTGGCGCAGCATGATGGCGCGGGCCGCGGTCTCCAGGTCGGCGCCGCGCACGGCCGCCTGCACGATGTCGAAGGCTTCCGTGATGGTGATGTTCTCGGCCGTGGCGATGGCGTCGGCCAGCTTGGCGCTAGCCACCAGAGCGGATTCGTGCTCCGCCAACATGGCCGAGATCATGCGGGACTCCTTGACGGTGAGGCCGCCGCGGATCTCCATTTCGATGATGCCGGAGTGCTCGTTACCAATGCGGCGGGTGGCGGCAGCGGGGGGCTGGACGTATGGCAGCACGAGGAGTCGGCAGTTACTGGCTAACAGTGTAGCCGGTCAGCCTTTGCGCACCACCTGTTTGATGATGCGCAGGTTGGCCTCGCGCAGCGCCTGCGCGTAGCGGGCGGCCTGGGTTTGCTGCTGGGCCTGCTTGATGAGGGCGCGGGGGTCTGGGGAGTTCATGCTGACCGGGACGTAAAACGCTCAGGACGGATACCCGGGTGGGTAGTAGTCGCCGACGCCGAGGTGTATGGCGTCCGTTGTAACGCCCCATCTAACACCACGCGCAATGTTCACCGGATTAAACTCTACGGCACCGTCATAGAAGTTCCATATGTTCACGGAGTAGGTAGGCTTGTCGAAGTACCCAGTTATCACACCGCCGCTACCTAAAAGTAGAGGATTTTCGGAAATGCCCATAGGCTGGAGAGTGACTGTGTAGGTCTCACTCGGATCCGGTTTGAACGGGCGCAGACTGTAGGGGGGTTCCACGTAGTCTATGCGGCGGCCTAAGGACCCGACTGCCTCATTGATGCTGTTGAAAGTGGGGTTCATCAATGTGGTGCCGTTAATTGCGGGGAAGGGGCGACTGCGCCTAAAGTGGGTTAGCCGTCGCCCTTGCGGAAGGAATAGGTACGTTTTATTTGTCGCGTTCGGGTCAGAAAAAGTAAGTTCCCCGTTAAGAACTGTTGATCTGTCTCTAGAGTCTGTCAATCTAACGCGGAATGAATACAGCCTTGTGAACTCTATGTTCTTATAGACGACTAGCATGAACGCCTTATCCGGGAGGCGCGAAGCAGCGGGGCGGTTTACGCGGAAGTATGGGGCGGTTTCGGTGTCGATGGGGCGGGAGGGGGCCAGGGCGCGGGATAGGGCCGGCTGGGAGGCGGCGGCGCGAAGGATTTCCTCGCGGTTGGTTTCGGCGTCGCGGGTGATGGCCTCGCGGGTTAGGCGGCCGGTGCGGGCGTCACGCTGCTGCTGCTTGGAGCGCTCGACTAGGCCGTGGCCGGTGACACTGACGCTGAGATTGGTGGCCATCAGTCATCGATGGCCAGTTCGATTCGGTAGGTCTGGGTCTGGCCGGCGGCCATGGTCACGTTGGGGTCTTCGACGGTCTCGGAGTAAATGTAGGTCTCCCCATCGATGTAGGCGATGATGCGGTCGTAGCTGTAACCATCGCCGGTGGCGGTGAACTCGGCATCCACCGTTGGCATGTTGTAGCTGGCGGTGGTTTCGCTGTAGGTGCCGGTGCCGATGACCTCGGAGTAGCGGACATAGCCGTTACCACTCAGCTCGACCGACTGCCAGTTGGCGACGGTGCTCTCGGCGGTGTAGCCGGTCATGCCGACTTCGCAGAGCATGACCTTGAGGGTCTCGCCTTCGTAGCCTAGGCCCGCAAGGCGCTTCAGCTCGCGCCGGCTGATGGTGGCGGTGATGGCCATATCAGACTCCGCTGTAGGTCCAAGTTACGATACCGTTGGCGTTCCACACAACGCGGAAGTCGGTCCCGGAGTTTGCCGTTTCCGACCCGCCGAAGTCGAGGAAGGCGATGGGGGCGTTATCGACGTTGGTGTCGTTGTAGAGGATGCCGTAGGAGGCAGTGATGGAGCCGCCGGTAGCGGTCCAAGAGGCGTCGTTGGCGTCGAGCTTGGCGTCGTTGGTGGTGACGGTGGTGAACGCTACGCCGGTCAGAGCGACGCCGTTGGTGGTGTAGCCGTTGGCGTTGGCGACCTCGGTGCCGCCGGTGTCGGCGAGGGTTACGTCGGTTGCGTCGAACGTGGCGGCGGTGAGCAGCTTGACCCTGTAGGTGTCGGCGGCGGTGAAGGTGCCGTTGGCGAACAACCGTGTCGAGTGGTTGTATAGAGCAATCGTCGCCACTGCGGAACGCGCACGGATCTACACCTAGGTTACCGGCGCTCAAGCATCAGGGAATGGGGCAGTCGGTAGGGCAAGGGTGTTGGTGCCGGCGAACACGATCTTGTTCGCGTTGGCGCCGGTGCCCGTTTCGTAGCGAGCCACGCCCTTTGTGACGCGGATCTCGTCGAGGTAGCCGTTGAAGAAGCGCTGGCTGTCCCATCCGCGGCCGATGCGGGTGGGCATATCGGCGCCGGGGAGGGTGCCGCTGCGGGTGATCGTGCCGACGAGGTTCTCGTCCTTATAGAGGGAGAAAGTTGTGCCCTTACGCACGTAGGCGAAGAAGACCCACTGATCGAGCGGGATGTCCACGGTGTCGGCTATCCAGTTCCACGCACCGTCGTAGAAACCTGCGTGCAGGAAGTGGTTTGCGCCAACGTCGCCGAGGCAGACTGCGAAGTTCACGGATACACCAAAATCGTAGGTTGCGCAGATGATGCCGCCGTTGGGGCAGCTTGCCTTGCGGTGGATCCAGCCCTCGATGGTCAAGTCGCCGGTGCCGAAGCGGACGTTGGCGTTGGACGGGGTGGTCATGTAGGCGGTCGTTCCATCGAAGAAGGCGGAGGCGCCGCCAAACTTGCTCTCGGTGGTGCTCAGCTTGGCTCCGTCGTAGACGGTGACGGTGCTCGGGGAGGGGGAGCTGTCGATGACGGTGGTGCTGTTGTTCGCTCCATCCATGTGGAACAGGAGAGAGACGTTGGCGATGTACGGGTCGCTGCTCATGCCGACATAGGCCGGAGCGAGTGCGGCCACGGTGATGGTGCTGGCGGGGATTTCGACAGCGGCGCCTGTGGAGATTGTCGGCGGCAGGGCGGCGACGGTGATGCCGGCCGCGGGGATGGGGACCAGCAGCTTGGGGCGCACCACGTATTCGGGGGCGTGGGCGGTGACAGCGACGTTTATCTCCGGGATCATTATGTTGGCGGCGCTGCCCAGGATTTCGGGGTTGTGGGCGGTGACAGTGATGCTGGCCGTGGGGATTTCGACCTTGCGGATGCGTGCCACGCTCAGGGTTGTGCGCAGCTTGAGCGGGCTGAGCACGGTAAGGACAGGCTTCAGGCTGTAGGGCAGTGGGGTGACGTTGAGTACCGGCCCCACCGCAGCCCGGATTTCTACCGTTTCGTTATATGGTGGAATTGTTGTGCCCGGGGTGAGGATGCCGTCAACGGGGGCAGGGGTGGTGGGGAGGGTGGTGATACCGGGGGCCACGGGGAACCAGAAGGTGCCCGTTCCACCGACAGCGGCCCAGAAGAGGGCGTCGGTGCTGCAGACGATGCCGTTGGAGTCGAACGACCACTGGTTGCCATTGGCGCGGTACTGAGCGGTGAGGCCGTTGGCCGCGACGTACATCGGGGCGAAGGGGGCTTCCTGGAGCAGCTCGGGAGCAATCTGGAGGTTGATCCCGTTGCGGTTGCCCAAGGCTAGGCGGTTCTGGACGCGCCCAAAGTTGGTGGCTTTCTGTGGGGCGTCGCTGACGATGACGCTGAAAGGTCCCCCAGCAGGACCGACGAATTGGTCGTCGGGTGCATAGGGCATGGAGAACTCAATGCGGCGCTGGGCCGTTCCACTGCCTAGGGCAAGTTGTAGTTTTGCGGTGCTGACTTGTCGGTAGTTGTTGGCGGGATCGCCTTTCTTGGCTAGGGCGGCGGCGGCGGTGCTGCGTGGACGACCTGGGATGGTGTTGCGAGTGTTGATAGTGACGATGTTGCGCTCAAGAACAAGCCCCGCCGATGAGGCTTTATTCAGGAATGCAGCGACCGCTGCGGCCGTGGTCAGGTTGGCGCGGTTTTCAGCGATGGCTTGTTGACCGGGTGTGCTGACGAGCCACGCCACGTAGGTCTGAGTCGTTTGTTGTTCCGCTTCGCCAATTCGGCGATAGGTTATAGTTGTTCTTTCGCGTCGGCGCTGTCCCGAGCTTGGGAATATGACGTACGACGGGGATCCGCCAGCACGGGTACTTGGGAACACGTAGTCAAGACTGACGCTTCCGTAGAAAGCTAGAACGTTCTCGAAGACTTCAATCTCTGTGCGGACGCGGTTACCTTCCTTGTCGTATCTAGTGGTTTCCACTTCCTGGCGTAGTTCGGTACGGGTAGCACCAAAACCTATGTTGTTGTTGACGTATGCGGTTGCTATGCTTCCGGCTACTTTGGCGGTCGATCCGATTTCGGATGACACACGCCGGACGGGGACATCTATATCGCCGATAGGCGCATAGCTTATTCTTGTTGTGACCGTTTCGATACCCGTGTAGGTTCTGTTACCGATGTAGTAATAGTTTGGGCCGGCTTGGGTGATCTCGTACTCCCAGTTGCGGCGGTCTCTCGTGGTAACCGGTTCGGCCGGGTCGGGTGGTTTCAGCTTCATAGTGCTGTAGTTGACGGTTACAGCTTCGCCGGGGAGCTGACCACTGTTGATGGGGCCGTGGTCTATGATGTTGGACTCTGTGTAGACTCGCCCCGAACCACCGGTAGCTTTTAGGTCTACAATTTGTAGGACTTCGTTATAGGTTAGGTAGCCGCAGTAACACTCGGATACGAGGAGGTCGGAGAGGACATCGACAAAACCGGCGCTGAAGTCGAACGACCCGATGCTGAAGGTGTTGGTGAGGGGGTTGCTGCTGGCGGTGATGCCGAGGTTGGCGAGGCACTCGTTCATCACGTTGGCGGCCCGAATCGGCAGCGTTACGACCTTGGAGTCGTCCTGCGTGTAGGCGGAGTTTCCGGGGTCGTTGAAGACCGTCCAGTTGACGGCGGGGCGGAGGTCGGACAGGTAGGTGAGCTTGCAGCCCAGTTCGACTGAGGTGGTGCGGCGGTAGGGATCGGCGAAGCTGGAAAGGACGCGGAGCTTGCGGGGGATGTTGCGGGTTACGCCGCCTTTGATGTAGGAGAAGGTGACGATCGTGCCGATGGCAGGGGTGATCGTTCCACTGATGATGACGCTGCCGCGGGTGCGGATGAGGCCGTTGCCCTGGAGGTAGTCGTCGCTGATGCTGCCGCGGACGAGGGTGCCCAGCGAGCAGGTGACCGTGGCGCGAATGTCTACAGTCATCAGAGGATCTGCAGGGCGGTCAGGGTCACGTTGTAGCGGGTGGACTTGGCGCCGCCGGAGATGATGACCTCAGCGGTGGCAGTGGGTGGATCGACCGGGAACCAACTTGTGGCGGTGGGCACCGCGGCGATGGTTTCGTCGTACCACGCAAGGAGGTCGTCGTAGGTGCCGGTGCTCAGATAGCCCTCGATGCGGCGGACCTTGTGGGCCACCAAGGGGCCAGTGACGTACGAGGTGCCTGTGGAGGTCAGGGCTACGGCGGGACCGTCCCGGCGGGTCTGCGGTGGGGAGGTGAGGGTGACGATGGGGCTGGTGCCGGTGGCGCGGGTGAAGGTGATGGTGCCGAGGTTTGGGCGGGCGGTGGCCTCTTGGTTCTGGCGGGATTTTTCGGCCTCGCGCAGCAGGACGGCGAGGGCCTGCGCGGCATCGACGAGGACGCACGACGCAGAGATGTAGGCGCCGGTTTGGATGCCCTCAGGTGGCTCGGCAAACCAACAGGCCAGCGAGGTGACGCTCAGGCCGTTGGCCGGGGTGATGGTGAGGGCGATGGTGGTGCCGACCGTTCCACTGGAGAGGGTGTCGGCGTCGGTGATGCGGAGGTTGCGCCAGGTGTTGTACTCGGTGGTTAGGGCCTGCCACTGCGCGGGGGTGAGGAGGCCGGAGACGCGAAAGGTGCGGGCCGTGAGGCCGGTGCGAGCGGTGCCTTCGTACCCGAAGGGTTGGGCCAAGAGGGCGGTGGTGGTGAAGGTGCCGAGGGTGATCGTCATGGGGCACCTACAGGTAGCTGGGGACTAGATCGCCCGCGGGCTTGACCGTGCCATCCGAGGCTACCGCCACATTCACGTTCCAGTCCTTTTGGCTGAGGGTGTTGATGGCCTCGATGAGGGTGGCTTGGCTGCCGATAAGGCCGGCGTTGGAATCGACGATCGGTTTGGTTGCGATGGCGAGGGCGTCGGCAAGTTGGCGGCTCTGATTCAGCAGTTCGGTCTCCTGGCGGCCGAAACCTAGGAACGCCTGCTTGGCGGCGATGCGCTCCTGTTCCGTTCCACTGACGGTGAAGCGGATGTTGCGGCGCTCGGCCTCGGCCTGGACCTGGCGGTCGAGGTCGGTAAGGGCCTGCTGGCGCTGCTCGCCGGTGGCGAACTGGCTGGTGAGGTAGAGGTCCTGGAGGGCGCGGGCGTTGTCCTCGATGCTGCGGCTGATTTCGCGGCCGGCGTCCTTGAGGGCGGTGGCGCCGTTGATGAGGCTGAGCTGGAGCTGGCGGGCGGCCTCGGGGATGTCCTTGGACGCGATCTCGAAGGCACGTTGCTGGCCGGTGTCGCCGCCCTGGCGCAGGGCCTCAGTGAAGGAGAACTGGGCGCGTTTCTGCCGGTCGCGGGCGGCGGCGATCGACTCGATGACAGCCTCGCGCTGTTCTAGGGTCTGGCGGGCTATGCCGGTTTCGAGGCCGAGGCGCTGGCGGGCAAAGGCCAGTTGGCGCTGGGCGACCTGGCCTTGCTCGCGGGCGTCGAAGGTGGTTTGGCGGGTGAAGGCGGCCCGCTCCTTGTCGAGCTGGTTGAGTTGGGCGGTGAGGCGGGCCTGGGTGAGTAGGCCCTGATCCACGATTTCGCCGCGGCGCACGGGGTCGCGGTTTCCCTCCAAGCGGAGCTGCCGCTCGGTTTCCAACGTGGCGAGGCGGCGCTCCTCGATGATGGCTTGCCGCTGGGCGCCCCGAGCCTGGGCGTCGATGATGGCGAGCGACTGCTGCTGGATTGCGGGGCGGAAGTCCTGCGTGATGCGGTTCTTGCGCCGCACTTCGGCAAGCTCCTCTTCGAGCTGGATGCGCTCTTTGAGGGTCTGTGTGCGCCGGGCGTCTATCTCGACTTGGAGAGCCTTGCGTTCCTCATTGCTGGTGGCCTGCTTCTGGCGAAGGTTCAGGACTCCGAGATCGACGCGCTCTTTGTCGGCAGCGACGGAGAGCTTGAGGCTTAGCTCCTGCTCTTTGTAGCCTTGGGTTTGCGCGGTGATTAGGCGCAGCTCGTTGCTAAGTAGGGAGGCGCGATCTTTTTGGGCCTCCAGAACTTCAGGCGGGGGTGGCGGTGCCGGTGGTTGCGGAGTAGTGCGGGACCTGCGTGCTGCGGCGCCGGCTTCCTGCAGGGCTTTCGGAACTTGCGGAAAGAGGCCGAAACCGGAAAGGACGAAGTTACCCACCTCTGTTTCCGGGGATGGCGCGTTAAGTCCGGGAGTGGTTTGAACTAGCTTTGCGTTTTTGTTGAGGTCGCTAATAAATCCCGCTATTCCATTTGTGAGATCGGTGATACCCGGTAGGACTAGCGTGGACAAGATACCACCTAGTTTTGTCCAGCTCCGCGCTAAGTCGTCCTGGGCAGTAGACAGAGCGCGAGCGCCGTCGAGGTTGCCGTAGGTGTTAGCAAGGTCTTGCTGGATAAGTGCGGCGGCTTCGCCTTCGCGTCCCACTTTTATGAGGGCTTCGATGTAGCGTTCGGTGCTGCGGCTGGAAAGTTGGCTGTTCTGCTTGAGGAGGTCGAAGTTGGCGATGGGGTCGCGCAGGGCGCTGGCGAGATCCTTGGATTTGCTGATGATGATGTCGAATTGAGAGCCGACCGCGGTGCCGATGATGCTCAGTGCGAAGCCGAAGCCGCCGCCGAGCAGGCCGCCACCGGCGCCGCCGATGCCGCCGCCGACTGCCGCGCCAAGCCCTTGGCCAAATAGGAGTGGGAAGCCGAAGCCGATGAGGCCGGAGCTGATGGCGTCCCTAGCGGAGCCGCGGAGAAACGGTTGCTGCGGGGCTGCGGGAGCAGCCGGAGCCGGTCGCTGCCGCGGCGGCGGGGGTGGTGGGGGCGGGGGCGGTGGGGGCGGGGGTGGTGGGGGTGGTGGGGGTGGTGGGGGTGGGGGTGGTGGGGGTGGCGGAGCCGCAGGTCTACGCGGAGGCGGCGGCACCGGGGGTGTAGGCGGCGCTGGCGGTGGAATCGTGGCACCGAACAACGACTGGATTGTGCCAGGCTGCAACCCGGTGGGCCTACGGAAACGAGGCCGCCCGCCTGCGCTTGTCAGGATCCCCGCAGGTACTGCGGCTTCGGCTGTAGCACCTACCTGCTCGATGGCTCGCGATAGGTTCTGCAGAGCCGCGCTGGTTTTCGGGATGCTGGCTTTACCGAAAAAGGCATCGTCAATAATTTTGTCTAGTGGCGAGCTTTTTGTCTGGAAACGGATTTGCCTGGCTAGTGGAGACAGCTGCTCCAGCTCTAACTGCCGTTGAGCCGATGCAAGCAAAGATGAAGGTAGATTTTCAAGACCTACGGACGCCATACGCCCGCGATACCGCTTGGGGTCTCCGGTAAGAAGTGATAGTGAGTTGATTATTTTTTGGTAGCTGCCACCCGGGTCGAGATTGCGGGTTTGGGCGGCAGTGAGCCCGCCGGACTGAGCACCTTGTGTGCGCCTTAGGTTTAGCTGTAGATCGAGTAGATTCTGTCCGACACGATCAATCACCGCGTCAGTTGCCTGCTGGATGGTTTCGCGGGCCTGCTTGAGGATCTGGGCGCGGCCGGCTGTCTTAGGGAGTGGGGTCTGGCCGAGTTGGCGAACGATCTCTTGGAGGCCGGGGATGTTGAAGCCGCCGGCGCCGAGGCTGCCGCGTTCCGTTCGGGCGAGGAGGGTCTCGCGGAGTTGTTGGGATCGGGCGGCGCCCACGCGGCCGGCGCCCGCACCACCGCCGCCGCGGAGGATGTCGGCGGCTTGGCCGCTTAGGCCCCCCTTAAGGATTTGTTCGATAGCGTCGTCAACTATGCGGCCGGGATCGAACTTGCCACCGCCGCCGGTGCCTGCGCCAGATTGTATAAAGTTGAGGCGGATGTTATACGGGTTGGCGGTTATCTCGCGGAGCTTCGCTAAGGTTTTGTTCAGCCGTATGTTTGCAGCGTCGACTTGGCTATCGGTGACGTTAATTCTGTAGTCTTTGGCAAAAATATTGTTGAGGCTGGTGCCGACAGAATCGCCTACACGCTGCAGGGCGAGAAGTTGCGCCTCGGCGGCGTCGAGCTTCGTCTTGAAGTTGCTGGAGTTGACATCTAGCTGTAGTTCTGCTGCGCCTAGCTGCTCGGCCACGGGGGCGGGGTGCGTTCCTATGTCCTAGTTTTCCGGCGGGGTGGGAAACTAGGAGTACGACCCACGCAGAGGGTGTATGTCGGCGCTGCAGGCTCTGGAGAACTCGACGCTGACCTTTGTGGTTCCGGCGGCGGGGACCTCGGTGGATCCCGATACCGGGAACGTTGTGGCCAACACGGAGACGGTCGAGTGCGCGGCGTACCTGAAGGCGGAGAGCGTGGCGGAGGCGACGTACCCCGGGGTAAACGTGGTGAGCACCTTGTACGAGGGCTACATCACGTCGGGGGCGCTCGACTCGCGGGTTGTGGTGGGGAGCAGCGGGGAGGTGGAGTTTGCGGGGGCGGATCCGGTGGAGTGTGAGGTGTTGGAGGCGCGGCTGCCGTACGGGACGGCCGGGCTGATGGGGGAGGTGCTGACCGGAGTGCTAGGTAGCAAGGTGAGACTCGTGAGTCGCACCCAGAGCTGATGGCACGGACGAAGCTGGTGATCAAGGAGTGGAACGCGGCGGCGCTGGTGCAGCGTTCCACCCGGATCCTTGAGGACTACGCGCCGATCATCGCGGAGGAGGCGCGGACACAGATCAAGACGGTCAAGTGGGTGTGGCCAAATGCGACGCTGCGGTTTCAGAGCCTGTTCATGCGCGGCGAGACCGTGCAGACTTCCGGGGGGCCGCGGGTGCTGATCCCGAAAGGCGAGCGTGACATTGTCGACACCGGAAGGCTGCTGGCATCACAGCAACCTCCGCATGTTGCCAATGGAAGGCTAACCATCGCGTGGACAGCGCCGTATGCGATGGAGGTGCTGCGGGGGTCGTACCCTGACGCCTACTCCAACCCGCTTTCGCGGAGGGGCACACCTGCGTCCGACAAAGAACGGCCCCGAAACTGGATCGGGGCCGCTCTGGAGGCGCAACCACCGCTGCCGTTTTTTGTGCAGCGGTGGAGGCAGTTGGCGGCGGAAGCCGGGGGCAGGTAGCACAAAGCCCCCGGCGTACCAGGGGCCTTGTGTGCGGGTCCCATCCCCGCCGGGCTCAGCAGTAAGGCCACTGAGCGCAACCCCTACCGTCCGTGGT